TAATTACCGTTGCACATTAGATCGTCTCCGCCCTGCTTTTCCGGTGCGTCCAGTAATGCCCGCGCCTCGTTCGGCGTTCTAATGCCGTTTTGCACATATTTGCTTAAGATCTCGGCTTGTGCTTTCGCGTCTGTCCTCAAAATGACATTTTCGTTGAACTTGAAATAATAGCCTGCCTCGATCTCTGACGGATCCAATAACTTGTAATTTAGTTCCTCCTCGTACTGTTTGAGTATGTATAATTCTGTGTCTACATAAAAGGAAAGTTGCTGCATTTCCGAATTGCTGTAACTGCTCTTTTCATAATCGTTAATTTGGTTCGGCTTGATCCCGAACGCTCCGGCGATCTGCAATGCGGTATATTTTGACAATTCGTAAAATTGACTATCTGTTAAACTGATACTTAACGGCTCTATCTTCATTCCGATCGGAACCGGGATAAACTTACCGGCATTGTTTACGCCGGTTGCGTACTGCTCAAACTTTGCTATCAGCGCCTTTTCTTTCTTTGGATCCAAGTCGCCGGTATATTGCAGCATTGCACGCGCGGTCAATCCGCCCTCATACAAGTTATTTTTGAATTTCTGCGACGCAAGCGCGCCGTCTATGGTACTTCTAAGCACCTCCCGGACGCTTGCCCCGGTTATTCCGTCAAACGTGGTCGATGTCTTAAAGTGCATTACCTCGTGCTGCTTGAAAAAATAACTTTCGCCGCTATAAGCGTCCGAATACCAATAGTACAATTCGCCTTTGCCGCCGAATATGCCCTTGTCGTCCACAATAACGGTAACGTCCTTTGTCGGCATGATCCACAATCCCTTGATCTTGAAATCGCCGCCGTATTTCATGCGGTTAAACTCGCTCTGAATCCATACATAGGCGTTTCCGTAATGGTTCCGGTTGTTTTCAACTGCCGTCCAAAACGTCGTAGGCGTCATTTGCGGGTTTGGGCGGTACTTTAGCAGGTGGTAAACCTCGTTTGGCTCCGCCTCCTGCCTGCCCTTTGCGTAAAATTTCATAGGCATTTTGCCTACTGTTTCCGATAGCATTTTTAAGCAGGTAAAGTAAGTAATCTCTTGGATTGGTCGATTATACGGCGCTTTTATGCCTAACCAATCCAATAGCCGCTCGTCGTTTATCCCTACTACTGTGCTGTCTGTCGGATCTCTCTTAAACTGCGATCGGATCGCGTCTAATAAATTCACTTTTTACACCTGCCTTTCACTCGTACATTTCCAAGAACGCGCCCACGGCGTCGTTAATGTCTACCGCGTCCAAATCTGCGCCCATTGCTATCTTGTGCGAACAAATCGCCGCGTCGCATGGATCTATACGGTTTTTCTGTAACATTTTGTCTATCTTTATTTCCCCGAAACTGTTCGGTTCTGATAAAATAGCGTCATTCATTGACCGGGTTAGTAATACGTTGCCCTTGTTGTATTCCATATTGTGTGCCTTTACCTCTAATTGGAAATCTACTGTTGCGTCGTTTAGGCTCCGGGCGCTCTGCTTTATCTCTATAAGGTCGCACCCGAAATCTTCAAGATCCGACAAAAACGCGCTTGCGTTGTGCGGATCGTACCCGATTGCAATTAGATCTAACTGGTATTCGTCTACTAAGTCGTGCAGGCTGCTTAATATGGTCTTGTAATCGGTCTTTATTCCCCCGGCTGCTGTCGTGACCGTCAATAACCCCTGCTTTTGCCAAATTACATAGGGCGCGTTGTCCTCTAAGTCCATGTGCTCTTGCAGGCGTCTTTGTGGCATAAATGATTGACTATGCAGGAAATAGCGCCGGTCGCCGGTGTTTTCGTCCTCGTATGGGAACTCTAAACAATAGCTTGTCAGATCCCCGCCGCTTGATAGATCCAATCCGACGATTGCCTGCTGCCCGATGAAATCCTTTAGGCTTCTTTCGCTGCCGCACTTTTCCCATTCTGCAAGGTCTATAAATGCCGTTTCCGCATTTGTAACCCAAATGTTTAGGCTCTTTGTCAAGAAATCCCGCAACTCCGAACCACCCATCGAACGCGCTTTGTTCGCGTCCTCCTGCATGATTGCCATTAAGTCGGGATCTTTGCCGGTTAATGGGTTGCACTTGATCCAGTTTTCGGGATCCCAAATATCGTCCTTTGCGTCCATTTGGGCTATATAAATAAATTGCCGCTCGTTTACGTCAATTCCACGTAATACTCGGCGGCAATATTTATACAATTCGTAACACGGCGCGTTAAGGTTAAAACCTGCGGTCGTAATTACTGATATGAGCGATTGTTTTAATTTTCTCGTGCCGCCCTTAAGCAGCTTATACATTTGGTTGTCTTTGTGCGCGTGGTATTCGTCAACAATTCCAAGATACGGTCTAAATCCGTCTATCGTGTGGGTATCTCTACCCAATGCCCTTATTACCGTGTTTGTTATCTTCCCGGTGACTTCGTTCTTATAGTCCTTGATCTCAAATAGATCTTTTAGATCGTGATCCGCGTTGATGAACTTCGTTATTTCGTTTAGGACGATCCGCGCTTGATCCGCTTTTGTGGCGGTGCAATAGATCTGACCGTAATTGTAATTGTCAAAATTGCAGCACTTAATACCCAATATCGCGTTTAATACGCTCTTGCCCTGCTGCCGCGCCACTTGCACATAGCTGTCTGTAAACCGGCGCTTGCCGGTTTTCTTGTGTACCCAACCAAACAATGATCCCAAAATGAACTCTTGGAACCCGGCGCAGGTAAATTGTTCGTCGCCCTCGCCCTCGGCAATCGTCAATTTGTTCGCTAACTCTATAATGTCCTCTGCCTTTTCCACGTTAAAAACGTATGGAAAGTTTGGATCGTTCCGATCTGATCGCGCTAGATCGTTAATGTGACGCTTAAATGCTAATCTCGCGTCCTCGCCGAAATCTTTTTTATTTTTTACGTTTGCTCTCGCAAATTCTGTTACGCGATCCATGTATTATTAACCTGCGGTCGTGTGAACCAAAAATTTATTTTCCGGCGGCTTATCCTCTGCTTTCGGCATCGACAATTTGCACCGGCTTGAAATGGTTAATCCCAATTCCCGCGCGCAATCGTTAGCTTGCTTTTGCGCTTTGATCTGCATTTTCTGTAAATAGCCATACTCGCTGTACTGCTGTGCTATCTGTGTTTCCTCCGATACTGCGCTTTTCTTGTCCGGCGTGAACTTGATCTTTGATAGCTGCTTTGTCAGCTTTGTGTATTCGCTATCTGCTCTAACGTACCTCGCCAAAACGTCGCAATCTAAATTTGTCATAATGCCAATATCTATTAACTGCTGCGCGATCTCGTTAAACTTCTCTTTTTCTTTCTTTGTCAGATATGCAGGCGGTATAACATTGTCGCTCGGCGCGCTTATTTCTGCGCTTTTCCTTGCGTCGTACTCCGCCTTTGTCAAATGTTTCTTGCCCTTTGCTTTTACAAGGTCTATCGGCTCTCTCGGTCTTGCCATTCCGCCTACCTCCCCTCTCAAAAAAATCCATTTAGGGAGTTTTTGCGGAAATTTAGGGGGGCTGCGGTCTTGGCGCAAACGAATTATACTTTTTCGACCGCCCCTCACACACCCAACGCTTTGTATTCATTCAACGCCTTTCGTAACGCTTGTTGCATTTGCCTTTTCGTTTCGTCGTTTGAATACATCTTTTTGATCGTGCTTTCGTGTGTTTCCTCACTAACGCTAATCAAATTGTCCGGCTCTAAACCCTTTGTTGGATCTTCTTTGTATTCTATAATGTGATGTACTATCGACGCTCTTACTATGCGCCGCTCTGTCATGTATAAATAAATGTCTATATGGTTGTCCCTTGTTAATGCTTTCTCTCTTGCCATTTGCCACGCTTTAGAATTGTAAAAAGCCTTTGCCTTTTGATCTCTATACTTGGCGTCGTATTCTTTGTCGCGCTGTGCCTTTGTTATTGTGTGCCTGCTGCAATATGTCTGGGATATATCAATAATCTTATTGCAGCCTGCGTGTGCGCAAAACTTACATAGGGGCATATAAACAACCTCCCGGATAGAAATAGCCCGGCGTATCAAATAGCGATACTCCGGGCTAATCATAATTTTCAAAATATTTCATTGTAACTATTTTAACGTAGTTAAACGGACGTGTCTAGGGTGTCAAATCGGGCGCGTTGTCAACTGCTGCCCTTTGGCTTTTTCTTCTGCGCTCTATCTCTCTTTGCCTGCACAACTCTACATTCATGCTTGCGATTTCTCTTAATTCCTTTACTGTCATATATAAGCCCTCTGCCGTTTCATCGTCTCCGTTGTATGTTGACACGAAATAGTTTGCGATTCGCTTAAGCATATTTGATTTTGTAGTGTTCTCCTCCTTTTTCTCTTTTATGATTGTCTCCCTAATTTCCGCCTTGCTCCATATCTGCTTATATAGTATTGCCATTAT